ACTAGCTTTAGCGAAGGTGTTGAAGAGCACAAGTCGTACAACTTTATTAAGTTAGACAACGGGCAGTTTGCTTGCCAACCAAACAACAGATGCCTGTGGTATGACGTGTCACTTGTGCCTGCCGTACTTAAAACACCTGACTTCAAGATACCGACCGAGGTGTATAGCGTAGAGAACCATGCCAAGTGGACTGCAAAAGATGAATGGTTTTATAACTTTGAAGAGTTAAGAACATGAACGAGAACGAAAAGATAGAGGACGAAACGATTAGCCGAGAGCAGATTGTTTTATGGGCATACGAAGCAGGGTTTCCTACAAACTATGCGCGTAACGAGATAACAAGATTTGAAACATTCGCACGCTTGGTGCAACGATACTTAGAAAGGGACTACAAATGAGCTTAGAAACAGTAGCAATTAATAAAAATAAACCAAGCCTGATGATTGCAACACCTATGTACGGCGGTATGTGCACAGGTAATTTTATGGCTGGCGTGTTACAAACTATTAACAAAATGCAGTCTATTGGGGTACAGGTTTACTTTGTGCAGATGGGTAATGAAAGCCTTATTACACGGGCACGTAATGAACTTACTCGTATCTTTTTAGAGAAGAACTTTGACTACTTGATGTTTATTGATGCTGACATTGGTTTTGATGGGCAAGCAGTAGCTACTTTAATGGCGGCAAATAAAGATATCGCTTGCGGTATCTACCCTAAGAAAGAAGTTGATTGGGTTGCAGTTGAAAAGGCGGTGTCACTAGGCAAGACCACAGGATTGAAAAATTATTCAGGCGCTTTTGTATTGAACTTTGCACATGAGTTAGGTCAAGAGTTACACACAGACGAATCAGGTTGCATTGAAGTGCGTCACGGTGGTACAGGATTCATGCTTATCAAGCGTAAAGTATTTGATGATTTAGCCGACAAGGTTCCTACATACAGACCAAGCACCGTTAAAGACGTTGATGGTAACTACCTCAAGCCTGAAGTAAAAGAATACTTTGCTACCAGTATTGACGATGGCGGTTGCTTGTTATCTGAGGACTACCACTTCTGCGAGTTATGGCGCAAAAACGGCGGTAAAATACATGCTAACCCATTTATTAAGTTAGAACACGTTGGCACATACGTATACGGTGGTGACATTATTAAAGCGGGCGGTAACCTTAAATGAGCCTACCTGAAATTCATTTAGCTACCGACGGAGACCTGAACTATGCTCTATTTAAGCATAACGATGTTGTTAGTAATGGCGTGCGTAGTGGTGGTTATGAGAAAGAGCTCCAATCCATCTCATCGGAATTACTTAGAGATTTTACTGATGGTGTTGTTGTTGATATTGGTGCTAACTTGGGAAGTTATATTGTTCCTTTAGCCAAACAACATCCGCATCTACAATTTGAAGCCTTTGAAACTCAACGTATTGTTTACTATCAGTTATGCGCTAATACTTTTTTAAACCGACTAAGTAATGTATATGCGCACAATGTTGGATTAAGTAACGAGCAGCGCATCACTAGCTACGTGTTACCAAACTACGCTGAAGAAACAAACATCGGTGCGTTTAGTATTGACTTTGACACCCGCCTCAAAGAATACGAGGTTAAGTCTGAAGGTATTACCGAGCGCATGATAATCATCCCGCTTGACTCTATGCAGTACGAGAAGGTTCGCCTAATTAAGATTGACGTAGAGGGGCATGAGCTACAGGTGCTTCAAGGTGCGGAACATACGTTGCGTGAAAACAACTACCCGCCAATTATTTTTGAGGCATGGACATGGAAGTTTCCTGAGAAGCGTAAAGCAGTATTTGGCCACCTAGAAAACTTAGGGTATACCATTACTGAGCATGGACAAAACAATTTGGCTGTTAAAAAATGACGTCAGCCATGCGCAATCCAAACGCCAAGCATAAAGACTTTGGTGCGCTTATAGGGTTAATACCTACTAACCCACGCTTCTTACCGTCTGATGTAGACATGGTATATGAACGCAATAAGTGTTTTTTATTTGGAGAATGGAAGCGCAATGGCGAATCTCTTGGCGGCGGTCAAAGAATATTATTAAGAAATCTTGCAAAACAACCTAGAACCGTTGTTTTAATTATTGTAGGTGACACCGATGACGGCATGAACGTAGAACAGGTTTTTTATATAAACCCTAACGAAGTTGAACCAGTATGGGTTGGAGATGGGTTTGAGGCATTGAAGTGGGTAATAATTGAGTGGTATAACTCAGCAAATGAACTAGGAAGATAAGGAAAAATAAAGGATAATGGGGTGGTTTAATACTACTCCACGGGGATTAATATGCCATACGTTAATAAACCAAGACCATACAAACATGAGTACGAAACTTATGACGGTACCGAAGCCGTTAAAAAGAAACGTGCCCAGCGCAACAAAGCCCGTCGCATGATGGAAGCTGCTGGCAAAGTGCACAAAGGTGATGGTAAAGACGTAGACCATAAGACACCCCTATCCAAAGGTGGCAAGACAACGATGGGCAATCTATCTGTTAAAGCAGCTAGTGCTAACCGTTCGTTTAGCCGTAACTCGGACAGTAGTGTAAAGAAGAACAAACCAAAAAATGGAAATAGTAAATAACAAAGCATTAGTTGTAACTACTAGACGTCCGCACTTAGTAACCGAGTGTATTTCAAAAAGTCAGCTTGTTGAATCTAACGGTGACTTACATAAAGTAGCAGTTCATTGGGGCTTAGAAGAGGCTCAGGCGTTGTCTACTTTAAAAGTTAAAAACGTACCTTCTCCTATTATTAGGGACTACGATTGGCCAGGTGTGTTTCCTCCGATGGCTCATCAAAAAGATACTGCGGCTTTTCTAACACTTAATAAGCGTAGCTTCTGTTTTAATGAGCAGGGTACAGGCAAAACCGCATCGGCTATTTGGGCTGCCGATTACCTTATGAACCAAGGTAAGATTAAACGTGCGCTAATTATTTGCCCATTATCTATTATGCAATCAGCTTGGCAAGCAGACTTGTTTAAGTTTGCTGTGCATCGAAAGGTAGGTATAGCTTACGGGGACCGCACTAAGCGTAAAGCAGTTATCAATAGCGATGCCGACTTTGTAGTTATTAACTACGATGGTATTGAGATTGTTGCTGAAGATATTATATTTGCTAACTTTGATTTGATTATTATTGACGAAGCAAACGCATACAAGACTCCTACTACTAAGCGTTGGAAAACACTTAATGCTATTGTAAAGAGCCACAAAGATATGTGGATATGGATGATGACGGGTACACCAGCAGCTCAAACTCCAACCGACGCTTACGGCTTAGCTAAACTGTGTGTACCTAGTAATGTACCTAGATTCTTTGGTGCGTTCAGAGACCAGACTATGGTAAACCTAAGTAAGTTCCGTTGGCTACCTAGACCAAACGCTAGTCAAATTGTATTTGATGCACTGCAACCTGCCGTACGTTTTACTAAAGAACAATGCCTTGATTTACCGGAGATTACCCACGTATTTAGAGACGCCCCGCTTACTGCGCAACAGGCAAAATACTACAAGATTCTTAAGCAACAAATGCTTATGGTAGCGGACGGAGAAGAGATTAGCACCGTTAATGCTGCTACAAACCTTAACAAACTATTACAGATTAGCGGCGGTGCTGTGTACTCTGACAATGGGTCTGTTATTGAGTTTGATGTTAGCAATCGCTTACGGGTTGTGCAGGAAGTCATTGAAGAAGCCAGTCATAAAGTCCTTGTATTTGTTCCGTTCACGCATACAATAGAACTACTGAGAGCGCATCTGAGAGGGGCAGGTATTAACTGCGAAGTTATAAACGGTGCTGTTCCCGTAAACAAACGCACTGAAATATTCAAGAATTTTCAAGAGCAAGATAACCCCCAAGTACTAATCATACAACCACAAGCTGCTGCCCACGGAGTAACACTAACTGCCGCCAATGTAATAATTTGGTATTCACCAGTTACTTCTATTGAAACTTACCTACAAGCTAATGCACGTATTCACCGTAAGGGGCAAGTAAACCCAATGACTATTGTGCATATTAAGGGTTCACCCGTAGAGACAAAATTATATGGCATGTTGCAAAATAAATTAGATGTACATACCAAAATTATTGATTTGTACCACAGTGAAGTTTCTGAAGAAAAATAAATAAAAATACTTGACATGGTCAAGTTTATAAACTAATATGATTTAACAGGCAATAGACCTGATAACTTAAAGGAAAAATTTATGGATGATAAACCATCACTAGAAGAACTCGTCTCTATATATACCAAGATATACACTAAACGTGAATCTGAAGAACGTATATGGAAGACACGTGAAGCAGAACTTACAGAAGAACTAGAGCTAGTAAAACGTGAATTACTAGACATCTGTAAAGATAACGGCGTTGATAGTCTTAAGACTAAAGACGGCACATTAGTTCGCTCAGTTAAAACCCGTTACTGGACTAATAACTGGGATGAATTTTATAAATTTATGCTATCACACACAGCGCCAGACCTGCTTGAAAAGCGCATACACCAAACTAATATGAAACAGTTTTTAGAAGAAAACCCCGAACTACTGCCCGCCGGGTTAAATGTGGACAGTGAATACACACTAATGGTAAGGAGAAGCAAATGAATGGTTGGGAACCCGCTGCAGAAGCACGAGACTTGGTAGGCATTATTGATGCCCCAGTTCACGTAGAAATGAAAGCTAAAAAAGTTAAGGTAAGGTTGCTAGATGACCCAGTTAATAACCCTGCACACTACACAGTAGGTGGGATTGAGACTATTGATTACATCAAAGCAAAACTAACACCTGAAGAATTTATCGGGTACTTGAAGGGCAATGTGATTAAATACACATCCCGTGCAGGAAAGAAACAAGACATGATACAAGATTTAGAGAAGGGTCAGTGGTACATGAACCGTCAAATTAAAGAACTTAAAGGAGAAACAAAATGAGCGAACTAACACTATTTAATAACAATCTACCCGACTACCTAAAAGAGGTACAATTAGATGACGTTACTAGAGCCCTAGCAGGCGGCGGCGGTAGCAAGCGTATCTCATTACGTGGCGGCAAGTTCCGCATGGTTGTAAACGGTGAAGAGGTAATGACAAGCAAGAACGATGAGCTAGAAGTAGTTATTGTTAATGCCGCCAAAGAAGTATCTCGTCAATTCTACGGCTCTGCGTATAACCCTAAAGCAGACGCTACCCCGCCTGATTGCTGGTCTAACGACGGTATTGCGCCAGACAAGTCTATCAAAGAAGCTCAGCACCACAACTGCGCCGAGTGCCCACAGAACATTAAAGGTTCAGGTCAAGGTGAATCACGTGCTTGCCGACACTTCCGTCGCTTGGCTGTATCTATGGCACACGACGTTAACGGAGATGTATATCAGTTACAGTTAGCAGCTAAGTCCATTTTTGGTAAAGGTGATTTAGAACACATGCCGTTTGAGCAGTATGCTAAGTATGTAGGTGCGCAGGGTTATAACTTAAACACATTAGTTACTCAGATGCGCTTTGATGAGAACAGCGATACAGCTAAGTTATTCTTTAAACCATTGAAGTTTTTATCTCGTGAAGAGTGGGAATCAGCTAAACGTCAAGGCGATACACCTGCCGCTAGAAATGCTATACAAATGACGGTAACGCAAACTGACGGTGTTAAGCCAAAACTAGAAGCACCTAAAGCTGCCGCACCAAAAGCAGAAAAAGTTGTAGCTGAGGAAGTAGATGAGCCTAAGAAACGTGAAGACAAGAAGCCTGAGCCGACTGCTAAACGCGACCTTAAATCTGTAATGAGTGGCTGGTCTACTGACGACGAATGAGTTTAAGAGGCTATAGCTTTCGATTGGTGCAAGCTAACCAAGTTGCCGACTCTAGGAAAATTGGAGTGGCGCTTGGTAGGTACTGCATCTCTAAGGATATACCAGTCGCTGATGTTGCAGAGAAGTTTGATGTTTCTCGTATGGCTGTGTATTCCTGGTTTACTGGAGTTTCAGAACCACACCGAGCAAAAGCCGAACAGATTGCAGCGATGCTAAAGAGAGCTAGGTTTAGCGTTTAGTTTACAGGGGTAGCTAGTTTGACGGAACGAACAGGGGATTCGCCGCACCCCGTGCTACCCCATCTTTATTGCGGAC